GAAATCTGACAGCTTCCAGTTGATATATATCGTCTACGCGGTGGAAGACTGAGAAATCCGATTCGAGGTCATCCAAGTAGTCCAATGTCCACAGGATTTCCGCAAGCCTTACTTGCTTCCAGTCTTCCCTTGTGCTTTTCCCTCGGATTCGCCCATAACGATCTTCTGAGCGACCTGAACTACGTCATTGAAGTCTTCCTCCGTGAGGTCGTCATAGTTCATGAGTGCCTGATAACCGTCGTCGCCAAGAAGCTCGTGGAGAACTTCGTACGTTGCTGCCATCTCACCTTCGGTTTTGAGCGTGTACAGGTACTTCAGTTGCACATTGACCCGAACCTTGTTGGGGATCGTGTACGTGACGTCATCAATACTGAAAAGCTCGACTCGTTCCACCGATTCGGAATGATTCGTAGATAGTGCGAGGGTCATAGTTAGCTCTCTATGGGATAGAGGTTGGGGTTCGGGGGGAAGGTCCGAACCCCAACCAGCTCGGAGTTAGCTCGTCTGGTCGATGACCCGGAACGGCTTGATAGACGAAGAGACGTAGTGAGAGGAGAACGTGACGGTCCAGTACGCCTGACCGTCCTTCTTGTAGTCCTGCTCAACGTTTGCCGTGTTGAGTGCCTTGCGGACAATGACGCGGCGACGGAAGGCTTGCGGAGCTACGCCGTCCAGAATGATGGCCATGTAGGTAGTCGCACCTGGAGCTGACGAGACAGGGTCGTAGGTGGCTACACCGGCAGCGGTCGCGGCTGTACCGCCATTGAGGGCAAGGGCGAGGTTTGCCATCGTGGGTTCGGCGAGCTGCGTCTCAACAGTCACTTCTCGTGTCGTTAGCCGACGCTCTGGATTGTCAACGATCTGATCAACGGAGAGAACCGCGTAGGTCTGGTTCGCGATTAGCTTGACGCCACCGTCAGTTGCTCCCATATCCGTCCAGGCGGACGCCAGGGGTGTGGTGTTGACGGCGGAATCGATGGGCTCAGTAGCGCCGAACGCTCCGCTATACAGAGTCGCGGGGCCTTGAATCAGGTTTGTGGTGGTAACACTCACTGTTTTCTACCTTCCTAAATAGCCGGGGACTCGGGCGAGTCGGTGTCGGCGCGCTGATCGGCTTCGTTGCCAATCAACTCTGCATTTGCTTCGCTGTCCGGTTTCGTCTCGTCTCCATTGACGAGAAGGCCAGCAGTTCTGAAATAGGCGGCCTCAACGGCGTCAACCTCAAGCGGGCGGTCCGGAAAGAACGTGACTCTCACCTTGGGCATCGGAAATCGCTCCTATTCAGCGGGAAGGACACGGATGCGAGGTCGGGATGCGCCCAAATCGGGATCGCGTCGTCAGGGTCTATTTCGGTTCGGACCACCCATGCGTCCTTCACGAGGAACGCCAATTCCGCCGCGTTGTCGTGGACGATGACCTTGCCGCCGAACGTCAGTAGCTCGCCGCTGCGAGATCCCCTCAGCGCGTACATCAGACGGTCCACACGAGCTGGCAGTTGACCGTGTACCGCGCGTAGGCGGCGAGATCCTGCGTTGCGCCATACACACGGCGAGGCTCGTCAAGGAAGTACGCAGACATGAGACGTGCCGGTGCGTACGACCCTGGAAGTGCTAGAACCTGCTCGAATGAGGTCGGGTCGTATGTTGCGGCGCGGACGATCTCGGCAAGGCTGTTCGCCTTGCCCCACGGTGCCTTTGCCGATGTTGGGTTCACTGCCCAGAAGTCGAGCTGCAAAACCGGCTTAGCTAGGCGGTAGTACGCGTTAGGTGTGCCGCCGACTGTCGTGGTCTGTATGAACCCGGAAGCGGACCACGTCGAGTTGTCTTCAGGTAGCTGTGGCCCAATCTGCTGGCCGGGCAGTCCGGGGATGCTGGCAAGCCACGCCTGGACAACCAGGTCGGTGTTCGGCCGAAGCGTCGGCATCAGAAGGAACCGCGTTCCTTCATGACGACAGGCCGAATGAACGGCTGCGCGTCCTGGTGGACAGTGCCGTACTCGACGTGAGACGCGTAGTCCTCATCAGCGCCGAAGACGAGTGTTGGGGACATGAACTGGCCGGTGGCACTGCGGTTCTCAACGACGTAGCCGATGGAGTCACGAAGCTTGCCGGTATCTACAGGAACGATTTCCCTGGACTCGTCGACAAGGGATTCACCAAGATCATGAAGCTTCGCGGTAAGACCAGCAGTGAGGTTCTTTTGCCAACCGGGCGTAATCTGCATATTGACAGAGGACATGGCCAAACCTCCCTGCCTCTACGGCGAAGAATTGATGCAACTAACGCCGGTCTACCCGGACTAATAGATGTATCGGGAGGCTGAACTAGGAGACGTAACGCAAATCCAGGACGACGTCCGGGGTGTGAATTGGGCTGCTCGATCGCGTAAACGAGTCGGCCATGTATCGCTGGCTGGTGGCCTGGTCTAGGAGACGATCGCCAACTCGAATGTCAGTGCCGCCGCCGACGCGTCCGGTGACCACGCGGACGATCATTGGTGTAGCAGCGTCCTGGCTGAAGACGGTCCTCATCGTCTCCATGATCGACGCGGGGAGGTCCGCATAGACGAGCGTGTCCGTGTCCACCTCGTCGCCGTACGTATCGGTTGTGGTGCCGCGCAGGATGCTGACGAGCGTGGTGGGCGTCGCAAGCATCAGTAGCCGCTCAGAGGAACGAACGGTACGGAGCCGCCAACATCACCGAAGCCAGCCGGAGTGTCATTCAAGCCGCTGGCATTGCCGGACTCGAACGGCGACTGAACGTGCAGGGACTTGCTGCGTAGCCACGAGACATTCTTGAGCGAGCGTCCAGCGAGGGGTGCCAGCATGACGGCCGACTTGTCCGCGTACATCGCTGTCAGTCCGTCCTGAGCTACGCCCGTTACTTGGCTCTTGCCGTAGTAGCCGGGTTGGCTGAGCATCCAGGCGGATTGGAAGGCGACTGCGCGCTGGAGCCACATGAGGTCGCGTGTGCGTACCTGGCCCGACGCGGCAATGGAACGGTTCGAGTACAGGTCCACCACGAACTGCGCTCGCTGAACCTCATCGTCAGTGACCGTCGCCCCCGTGATGGTGAGAACGTCAGCGGCCGTCGCCCACGTCGTTGCCATGGTTGCCTTCGCTCTCACTCACAAAATGGACGGGTGTTCAAAGCAACGTGGGGGGCGTGACCGACTCGTGGTGGTCACGCCCCCCACGCTCAAGGGGTGGCGAATTAGCTCAGAGCCTCAAGCACGGACACACCTGGAGCGGTGACCGCGAAGCCCTTACGGATACGGAACTGGACGACAGCTTCGTCAGAAGTCGAGAGGTTCGCCGGGATCACGCGAACTTCAGGACCAGCCGTGCGGTTGCCCAGCACGAGGTAGTCCATGTTGGCGAAGATGACCAGGCCGTTACCCGACGGTGTAGATGTGGCAACCGCGCTGGTGCGCACGCCCTGCGAGACAACCACGGGGTAGCCGAACAGGGTGGGCGACGCCCCGCTGACAGGCGCGTCAAGGAAGATAGGGCGTCCCTGGCTGTCCACCAGACCACGAAGCGTCTGAAGAACGGACGGACTGATGATCACGAGCGTGTTGCTCGCATCGAAGTACAAGGACTGCTCGTACTTGCCAAGCGCGGTGTTCAGGTTCGCGTAGGTGATTCCGCCTGAGGTCGCCGACGCTGTGTAGTTCGTGTCAGCGACGTAGGACAGGTCCGTGTCGTTTGAGCGGACGTACTTGTAGGCAGACGTGAACGGCACTGTGTCACCGGTCGCGGCTGCGGTTGTGGCCAGCGTTGCGTTGTCGATCAGGCGCGCGTAAGCGTTTGCCCATCCGACTGTCTTCGCGCCGATGATGTCGGGCAGAGAATCCTCAAGATCCTCTTCCGCGATACGAACAGTGTTCAGGACCTTGTGGGCGGTCAGGGTGATGGTGTCGGCGCTGAGCGCGTCCTCTGTCGGGGACGTGCTACGTGCGATGAACGAAGCCGTCGTGCCCGCAGAACGGGGGATCAGCTTCGAAAGAGTGGCCATCGGCTCCTTGCGAGCCTTACCCTCGACGGCGGATGCCGTGGCGATGTTCTGAACCACGTTGGAATCAAGCTCAACCGGCACCCAGCCAGCAGAGTTGAAGTTAGTTGCGCTCACGCTAATAGTCCTTAGATAGGTCGAATTGAATGGGTTTTGCGACCAATCAACTTCGACCTATCCAGGTCTAACGTCGGGCTACACCATCCGGTGAAACGCCAAGTCGTTTATCTGTATTACTTATCGGGCTATCACATGCCCAATTGAGCAGAGATCTTCTCCGCGTAGGTAAGTTCCTTCTTCAGCGGTGTCCTCGGTGCACCGTCGATAGGTGCTGGACGTTGCTTACGCCCGTCGAATAGCTCCGGGAAATCAGACTTGAATGTTGATACCTGCTCGTCAACACCGGTCAGCTCACCGTCGTCGTCCAGGTCGATGGCGTCTGTATCGATCAGCTTCAGATACTTGGTCGCGTCACCCTTCAAGCCAGCCTCGGCGAGCGCGGACTTCAACGCGGTGTTCACCAGCGGCTTCCGGTACTTTGCGGCAGTGGCCTTCGTAGCCTCTTCGATCTTGGCCTCGTCGTCCGTCTGCTGCGACTCCTTCAAAGCCTTCAGGGCCTCGCGATGCTTCTTCGCGTCTGCCCGATCCTTGGCGAGAGCATTTTGAACCTTCGCCCACTCTTCCTTCGACGGTGGCGTGTACTCGTCAACCGGTGGTGTCTCGTCGAGTGCTTCAGGTACGTCGATTTCCTCAGGTGTTTCGAGCATGTCTACTGCGTCAGCCATCCGGCTTCCCTTCGTTTGATACCCCATCCGGGGCAGCTTGTTTTCAGATCTTCACGGGCGCTGGCGGCATGGATTCGAAGCGCGGCAGGGTGTCCCGGTCTATGCCCATGCCAAGTAGTTGCTCTGCCGTGTAGCCGTGCTCCCGCAACGCGTCGTAGACGCTCATCCCTGATGCGATCTTCAAGCCAACGGTCTGCCACTGCTGGTAGTCGTCGTTTGACTCGGGACT